AGGTTCTAAGTATGTTGCAAAGACATATAGAAATATAGGTAAGTAACTATGGCTAATCCAATTAAAGTAGTTAAGACTGTTTTAGAATTACTTAAACCAGACCCAAAACTTGTAGCATTAGTTGGCAAACCAACCCTTAAAAAAATTGTAGAACGTCAAGCCTTGCCTATTGTAAGCAAAGGTGGTACTACTAACAAAGAGTTTCTAAAGCATAAGTTAGAAAAAGAATTAAAGTTAGTAGTTAAAGAAAGAAATCTTAGACGTGAACGTGTTAAGATTGATACTAGAGTAAGTCAATCTTCTAGAAAAAACCGTACTCCTATTAAAACAAAAGAAAAAACAGACCCAGCAAAAGATTTGTATGACCGTTACAAAGGCATAAGTAAAAGTGAAATGCCTGTAACCAAAAGCAGAATAACTCCTGAACAAGCAAAAGAAGCAATGATTGCACGCAGAGTTGCTGCTAAGAAAACAAGAAAAGAAGCGCAAAAGATTAAGGTCAATCCCAAAAGACCTAAGATTACATCTGCAAAGAAAAGCAGAACTTTTACTCGTGCTGAACTTGATGCTCGTAAGGCTAAAGAATACGATAAAACTGATAGAGCAAATCAACCTTCAATTGATACTCGTGAACCTGCAATTGTTCGTCAGCAAGCAGAAACCATGCAAGTTCGTGGTAAGACTGTTGTAACAAAATTTGGAACTAAAAGACGTATTGCTGGTGGAACAAAACTAGCAGGTGCTGATACAAAATCTGCTTCAGCAAAAGCAGAACAAGAAGCACAAAGAACTGTTAGCGAAGCATTAAAAAGTAAGACTGATAAAGTAAAAGGTTTTAAACCCAGTGGTAAAACATTAACAGTAGAACAAGCAAAGAAAAAGTCTACTGCTGCAAGAGAACGTACTCGTGTTAGAGCAATTCGTGAAGAAGCAGCAAATGCACCATCTACACCTAAGACTCAAGAAGTTGAACAACTAGTACAAAGAGCAAGAGTTAAAGGTGCTTTAATAAAAGCAAAAAAGAAAGCACCACTCCCAAAAAGAAAATAGGACTTAAATGTTATCAATGGAACAAATTGCTGCAAGAGTTCAGGCTCTGCGCTATCGTAATGCAGAGCGAGACGCTCGCAACCTTGATGTCCTAGCCGTACGCAAAGGAAGAATCTCAGAAGTATATCCTGATTTTTTTCCTGGTGGTGTAGATGCAAACGTAGTTGCAAACTTTATTGATATTGTTGCACGTGATTTATCTGAAGTTATGGCTCCGCTTCCAGCGGTAAACTGTTCTGCTGCTAATCAAGTATCAGATAGAGCACGTACTTTTGCTGACAAACGTACTCGTATTGCATCTAATTACTTTCAACACTCAGACCTATCGGTACAGATGTACTCAGGTGCTGACTGGTACATTACATATGGTTTCGTCCCTTTCGTTATAGAATTAGACGAAGAAGCAAAACTCCCACGAATCCGCATAGAAAATCCAATTGGGGCTTACCCAGAATTTGACCGCTATGGTCGTTGTGTGGCGTTTGCTAAAAGATATATGATGACACTTGGTGAATTGGCTACACAATTTCCTGAGTATGATAGAGCAATTCTTGGACCAGATGGTTATAAGCAAGACCTTAATCATCAAGTTGAAGTAATACGCTATTATGATAAAGACCAATCAATTATATTCTTACCAACTAAAGGTAATTTAGTTCTTTCACAAGCAAAAAATCCTCTTGGTAAGATGATGGTTATTGTAGCACGCAAGCCATCTATTGATGGCGAGTTGCGTGGACAGTTTGATGACGTACTTGGTATTCAATTGCTTCGAAATAGATTTGCATTACTTGCAATGGAAGCAGCAGAAAAATCAGTACAAGCACCAATTGTTTTACCGCAAGATGTACAAGAACTACAACTAGGCGGAGACTCTGTTATCCGTACTAATAACCCAGCAGGTGTACGTCGTGTTGAACTTAATGTTCCAGCGGGTGCATTTACTGAACAACAAGTACTTAATCAAGAACTTAGAGTTGGTACTCGTTATCCTGAAGGCCGTACTGGAAATATTGATGCATCTGTTGTTACTGGACAAGGTGTTCAGGCTCTTATGGGGGCCTTTGATACTCAAGTTAAATCTGCACAAGCAATCTTTGCAGCAACACTTCGTGACATAATTGGTTTATGTTTTCAAGTTGATGAGTCTATTTTTCCTACAGAAAAAACTATTCGCGGTGTTGATGCTGGTTCTCCATATGAAGTGGTATACAAGCCAAGCAAAGACATCAAGGGTGACTATTCAGCAGATGTCCGCTATGGAATGTTGGCTGGTCTTAACCCAGCCCAAGGTCTTATCTTTATGCTACAAGCACTTGGTGGGGGTTTAATTTCCAAAGATATGGCTATGAGAGAATTACCGTTTAATGTAAACGTAACTCTTGAACAAGAAAAAATTGAAATTGAAAAAATGCGTGACTCACTTATTGGTTCACTTGCTGCAATGACTCAGGCTATACCGCAGATGGCAACTCAGGGACAAGACCCATCTGATTTGATTCGCAAAATTGCGGAAACAATTAGAGGTCGTCAAAAGGGTAAACAGATTGAAGACATTATTGAAGAAGTCTTCCAGCCTAAAAACCCTCCTGCTGGTGTGGAAGCACAGTCTGAGCAACCTGTCCCCGCTGCTCCTGAAGTCCCTCCAGCAGGAGGCGCACCTCAAGGACAGTTAGAGGGAAGACCAGATTTACAAACTATGTTAGCAACAATGACAGGCACAGGCGCAGTACGTGGCGGAGCCACAGTACAAAGACAACGAGCAATTTAAGGAGTAACTCATGGCAACTAGAAAAAAGAAAACTGTTGCAGATGAAACTTATTCTAAGTTAGACCAGCATTCAATTTGGTTAAACGAATACTACAAGTCTTTACGTAAGGCTGGCTTTGCAGTAGAGAATGCACTATGGCTTTTATCTACTAAAGATAGTTACCCTGACTGGGTACAACCACCAGACAAAACTGATATTTTAAATCATTTAGAAGAAGAGGACGATGACTAATGGCAGGTAATGAAAACAGCGGCGGATACCGCCAACCAAGTAATCCTGCTCCTACTTCTGGTCCAGGCATGTTATCAAAACGTACTGATGGCGGAGCCATTGACGGAATGACACAACCAACTCAAGAGTATACTGGTATGCCATACGGTCAAAACAAATCTGTTAATGACATGCAAGGTGCAGCATCTATGGCTGGCAATCCTTTTCCTACTATGGATATTACTCCATTAAGTGCGCTTTCTCAGCGCCCTAATGAAGCTGTTACCGCTGGTAATCCATTTGGTGCAGGTCCAGGGTTAGAGGCAATGCGTGGTATGCCTAACTATGCACCATCTCTTGCAGATACTATTCGTCAACTTGCACAGTTTGATGCATCAGGAGATGCAGAATTAATTTATAGACAACTTACTGACAACGGGTATTAATGTATAAGATTAATCCAGTTGTTGCTTCAGTCTCACCTAACCTTTACAGTGCCGCTAAGAACGCTAACTTAGACCCTAAACAAATTAATCAAGTAGAGCAGATGAGTTATTCAATTAACCAACATCGTGAACTTGCAAAGTTAGACGTTGAGGCTGCGCGTAAACGTTATGACTCACTTGATATTAACATCCAAGACCAGTTAAAGTTTCTTTTTAAAGAAGCAGATTACATGAAACCACCTGAAACTGTTGCTGATAAAGTACAAGGTTTCTTAGGTGGAGCATTTAAAGTTGCTGCTTCTCCACTTATTGGTTTGTTTAAATTAGGTGGAGCATATAATCGTATTATTAATCTGCCATACGCTGTTGGTCGTCAAGTCAATCAAGGTGCTGAATTATTTTCTGTAAAAACTTGGACAGATGGCTGGGATGGTCGTAGTCTCTACGACAATGGTGCTTTAAAAGAAGCAACAGATTATTTTGGTAAGTACGATGTTGAAGTTGCAAAAGGATTACTTGCTGGCAAAACACCTGGTGAAATTGTAGAAGCATATGGCAGTGTTGATAGTAACTTACTTGAGTCAATCAAGAAAGCCTACAATGACCCAGATGCTTTTAAAGAAGTACTTGAAGGCGTTAAGTTTACACAGATTAGCCCAGGTCGTGACCTTGCTCGTATGCTAGATGATGACGGCAACCCTAGTGTATACACAAAACCTAGTTCTTTTGCTAAAGGTTTATCTGGCAAGGTTGATTTTATGTATCAGATTGCAGTTGACCCATTGACATGGATGACTGGTGGTTTAAGTAAAGGTGTTACTAAGGGTGACAGAATTGCAGCAACAATATCTCAGCAACTTAATAAACCAGGTGCTAGAGCAGATGTTGTTGTTGCTGATGCATTTAGAAATAATCCAGAGTTAACTAATTTCTGGGACAATGGTATTGGACCACTAGTTCAAAAGTTTGCAGAAGCGCCAACTAAAGGTGAAAAAAGTGCAGTCTTTGAAGAAATTGGTAAAAGATTTTCTGGTTATAATGACCGTATAGTAATTGATGCATTTGCTGAGCCAACTGCTAGAGTTTATGATGCAGCATCAGCAGAAAAGTATTTTACTAATGCACAAAATTTAAACTATCTTATGGCTGGTAGAATAAACGGAATAAGTTATGCACGTAATGGTGTTGTTGTTGCCAGAACTACACGTAATCTTTATGATAGTTTTTCTAGGTATTTAGATAGTGTATTTAATGCTACTACTCCACAAGAGTTTGCTGGTAAAGTAACTAAAGGACGTACTGCTGTTGAACGAAATGCAGCAACAGAACCAATTGTTAATTTATTATCTCGACCTGAGGTATTACAACAAAAAGATACTAAAGTTATTCAAGATGCAACTGCTGAAATTCTTGGTTGGAAATTGCAGAAGATTGGGCAACTTGCTGCTCGCTCCCCTTTGGGTCGAGAGGTAGAAGTTGGACTAGGTGCTGCACGTACTGCTGAAAACTTTACAATTCGTGCTCGTCAAATTCTTCCACGTGATATGGCACAGACATTAACAGAGCATTTTCTTGCCGCAAGTGTTGACCAACAGTTTGTTATACTTCGTAACCTTGATGCTGCAACTATGTACTCAATGGGTCTTGGTGGACATGCTAAAGGCGATGAATTAATTGCTACAATACTTCGTCAGAAGTATGGTATTGGTGTTGGCATGGGAACTAAGGTAGACCGAGTAGTTCCTAAAGAATTAATCGGTGATATACCAAAACATATTATTGCTAATAATGGTAGTAATGCACTTGCAACTAACATTGGTAATCTACATCGTTATCAAGCAACTTATGCTGTTGGTGCACTGCCTTACAATGAAATTGGTTCAATGGTATGGCAGATTAAGTCAAAAAAGTTTTCAGTTGAAGCCATTGGTGGCGCGGTACAAGGTGATTTTTCTAAAAAATTAGTTGACGTGTGGTCTTTTCTTACACTATTACCACGTCTAGGTATACGTTCATCTATTGACGAAATGACAATGTACTTATTAACTGCACCTACACGCGATATATTAAATCTTATTACCCTACAGGGTCGTAAGATGTCTAATGTTTCAAGAACCTTTACTGGTTCTACTACAAGTACTGGTCCAATTAAACTTAGTATTCAAAAATTATTTGGTGTAGCACCTGAAGGTACTCTTATTGATAAAGTCGGTAAGAAAATTAAGATTAACCCAGAAGAAGCCCTTAGCGACCACGCTCGTCGCGAGGCTCTTGAAATATTTGCATTAGAAAAAAACCTTGACATCTCTCAACTTACAAGTTTACAAAAACGAGAAGCCGTAGGTAGGTCTATTCTTGAGATGTATGGTCCATACATTAGAAATCAAGAAGATTTAGGATACTTGCTTCAAGCATTTAAGTATTCACCTGATGCACTCGATAGTATGGCTCAGTCTCTTATTGGTAGAACTGGTCTTTCTGGTGAGTTTGGTGATAAGGTATTACAAAACATCATTACACCAACAATGTTAGACCAAGCATTTGCTGAATTTGGTTCTAAAATGTACGGCAAGACGGTAACAGTTAACACTTCAAAGTTAAGTGAACGACAAGTTGCTGGTGTACAGTTTGAAAAATGGTATAAATTATTTGTTGGTAATAAATATAGAGTAAAAAAAGGTAATTCTCCATACTTTGTTCCTAGTCAAGTGTTTCTAAAATATGATGCATTACGTACGCGAGATGATTTCGTAAAAGCAATAGATGAAGGTATGGAAAGAGTTGGTTTTGTTTACAGTCCAGTCAGCAAAACATGGACTGTCTATGACCCTGCTCTAGTAAGTAACTTCCTTGGCGATACTATGGATACTGTATCTGGTAGAGCATTAGGACTTAGCGATGGAACTATTGCACGCGGTCAAATATCAAATATATTCTTAGATATGCGTGATACTTTTCACGGTTCAACTGAATTATCTGTATTTAATGATGATTTGCTATTACTCATGGGTAAAAAGAAAAAAGAAATCTCTTTAGCACTACAAAGTAAATCTGGTCAGGCAGGTGACCAGGCAACATGGAGTCAGGCTGCTGCTGGAATTAGCCTAGATGATTTCCATGATGCATCAAAAGGATTCCAAATCCAAGGAGACGTTAATACTACCCTTGATTTTGGTAGTGATATTGAAAGTATTTATCGCAGGTTTGGTAACTGGGGCTTTGAGCAAATGGACAAGCAAGTTACTGGTATATTCCGTCAACCAGCAATTAACATTGCCTACGTTGCTGTTCGTAAAAAGTATGCTGGCGCAGAAAGAGAAATGACACGCCAGTTAACCGAAAGTATTACTCAAGGTTCTAGTATTGTTAAAGGAACTAAAGAATACGATAGAATTAAAGACCTACAAAAGGCTGTAGCGGAGAAACACTTTACTGAAATCTCACTACGTGAGGCAGCAGATACTATTCTTAAGTATGCTGATAATCCTAATATTCGTTCTAACTTCTCTTACTCTGCACGTACAGTGGGTCGCTACTATCGTGCAACAGAAGACTTCTATCGCCGTATATATCGCATGAAGGATGTATCTCCGCGGGTTCTATACCGTATGCGCTTGGCGCATCTTGGTTTAGATGCTAGTGGTGGTATTCATGAAGACCAGAATGGTATGGCATATGTAGTTATGCCTATGGATAATGTCCTATTTAAAGCAACTGATGCAACTATGCGTGTATTAACTGGTAATGACAATTATCGTCAACCGCAGTTTAATCAGTTTACTCTTAAATTAAACATGTTAAATCCATCGTTCTCACAAGATGCTGGATTGCCTACGCTCTCTGGTCCTATTGCTGGTCTAAGCGTAATTGGTGTTAAGAACTTTCTTGGCATGGCTCCAGAGCAGATTCCATTTATTGGTAAGTATCTTGAACCATATGGTACTGCACTTGGTGAAGGTCTTGATACATTTGCACTAGGTAACATTGGTGATAACATCAATCTTACTAAAGCAATTGTTCCTGCTGGTCTGCAAAAGATATATGCGTTAACTGGTTTTGATGAAAAGTCAAGACAAGAGGTAACTGCTGCACAACAGGCTATTGCTTATAATGCAGCCAATGGTATATCTTTAAGACCAGATGCAACTGATGTTGAGAAGGCTGAGTACTTAAAGAACATACGTATATCTGCACATAACATTGTATTCTTGCGTAACTTGCTAGGTTTGTTTGCACCAGTAGCACCACAGTTGGCTGAAAGCGTTGAGGTTCCCGACTATCTAAAGAGTGTTGGCGTTACTAGTTTACGTGCTGAGTTCTTTGAACTCCTAGATGGTATATCCAAGACTAACAATGGTGATGTTGTAGACCCATACGAACAAGCATTAGTTACCTTTATGGGTAATAATCCAGGCAAACTTATCTATACTATCTCACGTACAGAGAAAACAAGTAAGGTAGTTGTAAAGAATACTGAAGGATTAAAGAACTGGGCTATCCGTAATAAGGGCATGATAGATACATACGGCTCAGCCGCATATATCTTTGCACCTAAAGTAGGTGATTTTAGTTCTGGTTCTTATAACTGGATTCAGGCTGCTGGTTTAATTAAAGATAAAACACTTGAAGAATACTATGATGACCTAGCGGTAGCACAAGACAAGCAGCGTTATTATGATATTGGTAATGCTGAAAAAGAACAATTAAAGATTATGTCGGACCCACAACTTCGTGCAAATCTTATTAACGAAGCAGCCGATGCACGTGCAGCACTTAAGGCTGCCAACCCTTTACTTAATCAGGCGTTGATTGGTAGAGGTAACAACATAGGCACAGAAGAAACAATGCTTGCTAGTGTTGAACAGATTATCAATGATACAAAAACGTCAGTACCACCAGCAACACGTCAACGTATGTCTATTGCTATAGAACTTATGCGTGACTTTATGGCATTTACTAAGAATCCAAATCTTGTTAATGCTATTAATAAGACAGAACTTAAGAGAGAACGAAAACGTCAAATTGAAGCAAGTCTACAAGAGTTAATGCTTGGTGACTTATATGTTACTGAGGCTAACCGTTCTATCTTTAAATCTATTCTTAACTTCTACTCCCGTGATTCCTCCTATGCATTTAAGGCGATACGATAATGGCTAAAGACTCATATGAACTAAAGCAAGAACTTGAGTACATTCTCAAGGGTATTGGGGGCAAGCCTGGTCTTGAGTCTAATTATAAAAGGGCTAAAAGAGTTTATGATACTCAACCTAAAACTGGTCGTTTTTCTGCACAAATTAAAAAATCATATGATTATTATAAAAAAGAATACGATTCAGTTTCTGCCAGATATAGGCAAGTAGTATCAGCAGTATCTAAACAAGATGCTAAGACTAGGTTTGAAAAATCTAAACAAGATGCAGTTAAGGATAAAAAAAGCAACAAAGATAAACTTATTGCTGCTGAACAAGCAGTAATAAATGCCGAGTTGCTTATTAAGTCACAAGGTAGAGATAAATACAATGCTGCTTTAGCAGCACGTGATGCTCTGCTTCCAAAGAGTAATACTGCTGAAGGTAATACAAATCAGGCTGATGATTACTTAGGTAACTATGATACCTATAGTCTTAATGCAAATGGTTCTGTTACTGCACCTGGTGGTAATCAAGTATATATTGTTTCTCTTCCAGACCCTAATGACCCTAATGGGGAACCTATTGCCCAGGACTTTGGTAGTGTTGATACAGCACGTACTGCTTACGTAAAGGCTTACGCCTCTAAACCTGGCGGTATAGATGCACTAAAAAAACAACTAATTAATGCAAATTATTTAACTGCTAAATCAGCAGCATCAATTGACTGGTGGCAGGGTCTTGATGACATGATTGATGCATACACTGTAAGTGTAGTATCAAGTGCCAAACTTGGTGGAGCAAAAACAATACAACCAATAACTTCTTTTATTACCATGAAGAGTGGTGGTGCAGGTGGTACTGGTGGTAGCAAGACAAACAAGTATCAGGTTATCACTACACGTGGTGATGCCAAAAGGCAATTAGATGAATACTTACTTGACCTTCGTGGTTCTACTTCAACTCCAGAAGAATTAAATGAATACTCTGATGAGTTAAATAAAAGAGAAAGCAAAGCAATACGTACAGAAAAAGATGGAGTTTATACTGGTTCTGTTCTTGAAGAATCTGACCGTATTCTTATTGCTGTCAAAGTAGCCAAAAAATCTCTTGGTGGTATGGACGTTGATGCGTTGCTATCATCTAGCAAAGGCAGCCGTGCTGCTTTAGATATTACCGATTTGCAATCATATGCTTCTGCATACGGTATTCAAATGTCAGCATCAGATGCACTAAAATATGTTGTTGCTGGTTTAGGTCAAACAGATTATTTAAAGAAACAGGAAGAACGTATCCGTCAATTAAGTATGACAATGTATCCTAATCTTAAAGACCATATCACAGCAGGTGGAACAGTAATGGAAGTTGCTGACCAATATGCTCGTTCTAAATCAAACAAGTTAGGTGTAACTATTAAAACATCAACTCAAGATAAAGATGTTATGGATGCTCTTAACTCTGGAAAAAGCATTGCACAGTTTGACCGTGATATGCAGGCTAAACCTGAATGGGGATTAACACCTGAAGCACATAGTATTACTAATGATTTTACTACCACATTTCTTAAGTCGTTTGGATTGGTGGGATAATGCCTATTAACCCAGGTATAATGCAGGTAGATGGTGATGGAACATCCTTAGATGAAAAAGTATTATTAGATACTGTTACAAAACAACAAGTTGCTGCTGGAGTTAAAAGTACAGACCGTTCTGCTAGAGTTGGAAATGAGACAGCAGCCGAGGCAAATGCTCGAATTACTCAAGGATACAAAGACCAACCACAACCTGAATTAACTAAAAAAGGTGCAGCGGCTAAAGCAACCATTGAGTTTGTTCGCTCAGGTGCAGGTGGAGTAGGAACTTATAGAGAAGTATTCCCTATTGGAACGCCTATTCCCAAAACTCGTACAACTGAATCAGGCAATGTTTATGATACTAGAGGAACTCTTGTTTCTGGTACGGGTTTTAAAACTACGGGAACAGGTACTGCTACGGGTACAGGTACTGCTACGGGTACATTAGGTCAAAATGCAATAACATCTGAAACTAGGAATGCATTTTCTGTAATGAACTCTGTTCTTCAATCTTATGGATTAGAGGGACTTGCTAACATTATGACTCAACTTATGCAAGAAGGTCTTGGTGCAGACGAAGCATTTGTTAAAGTTAAATACGATAGTAGTGTTAATCCTAAGAGCAAGACTGGTGAAGCATACAATGCTGATTACACTAAACGTTTTTCTGCAAACATTACTCGTATTAATAAAGGGCTTAATGCCCTTAATGAAAACGAATATTTGTTTAATGAAAACTCATATGCTGAAACACTTAGAGCATATGGTTTAAATAACATGCTTAGTCTAAATCGCGAAGAGAATCAAAAGAAGTTTGCAGAGTATATGACAAACAATCTGTCTCCAACTGAGTTTAAAGACCGTATTGACCTTGCCGTAACCCGTGTTCAAAATATGGATAAGTCAATTGCTGATAACTTTAGGAGATTTTTTCCTTCACTAACTAACCAAGATTTAGTAAGTTACTTTTTATCACCAGATGCAACACTACCTACCCTTAAGATAAAGGTATCTTCTGCTGAAATTGGTGCTGCTGCTAATCAACAAGGTCTTGTAACTAATGCTATGACAGCAGAAGGATATGCAAAGCAAGGCGTTACCTATGCCGAAGCACAGGTTGGTTATCAAGATGTTGCTGAAGTATTACCAACTGGTACAAAACTATCTAATATTTATAAAGAAGATAATATTGGCTATAACCAAAATATTGCTGAACAAGAATTTCTTGGTCAATCAGCAGAGGCTAAGTTAAAGCGTAATCGCTTAGCATCTAAAGAACGTGCTACTTTTCAAAGTAGTGCTGGATTAGCAGGAGGCGCATTCTCTACTCAATACTTAAGCAAAAACTCTATCGCAGGTAGTATCTAAACAAATAGAATCCTGAACGGACCCATCGGCCCCGTCAGCGTAATAGACCGATAGCAAGAGCCAATCTAGTTCCCCGACTAGAACCTGTGGCTTGCGACTACAACGAATAGAAGGGTGGTTGCTATGAGCAACAACTACTGGGATGAAGAAGACGATGAAGATGCAACGGATATGCCAATGGATGATAACAACTTAATTAAACAGTTGCGTAAAAAAGCCAGAGCAGATGAGAAGCGTCTCAAAGAACTCACAGAACAACTTGATGGATTTTCTAAAGCGCAAAAAGAATCAATCATCAAGAAGGTCCTAGAAACTAATGGTGTAAGCCCAAAGGCTGCACGCATCATTGCTAAAGAACTAGAAGGCGAAATCACTGAAGAGAGTGTTCTTAACTATCTTGAAGATAACGCTGAAGTCTTTGGTTTAGAAGTGCAGTACGAAGAAAAGTCTGAAGATACTATTGACCGTGCTGCCTTACGGCAGCAAGACATTGTAACTTCTGGCGCTTTAACACCAGACAGGGCTGAAAATCTAGAAATGAAAATCGCTAATGCACAATCTGCAGAAGAGATTATTTCTATGATTTACAACTCTTAATCATCATTCACACTAGTCACTTGGAGGTGACGATATGGCTAACGCCTTTGTATCAACAGGCTCTGCTTCCTTTGGAGGCACAGCAGGTGGTGCAGGTTTAGTTCAGAAGGCATATGACCGTCTTCTAGAGTTCGCTCTCCGCTCAGAACCACTACTTCGTTCTGTCGCAGATAAGAAACCCGCTAAACTTGCAGTACCAGGTTCAACAGTTGTTCTACAACGCTATGTTGACCTATCAGTAGCATCATCCGCACTAACAGAAAGCACAGACCCAGATGCCGTAGCAATGTCTACGCCAACATCTACAACCATTACTCTTGCTGAGTATGGTAACTCTGTTCTTGTAACACGTGCACTGGAACTCTTCAGCCTTGCTGATGTAGACCCAGCCATTGCCAATATTATTGCATTTAACCTTGCAGATACTATTGACTCAATTGTAAGCGCAGTACTTATCGGTGGAACCAACGTAATTTACTCTGGTTCAACTGCTACATCTACTGCTACAGTTACCGCTGCAGCAACACTATCTTCAGCCAACCTCCGCAAGGCAGTTGCTAAGTTACGTGCTAACAAGTCAGTTGCCCGTAAGGGTTCAATGTACTGGGCTGGTATCCACCCAGAAGTATCACACGACCTACGTGCCGAAACAGGCGCAGGCGGATGGCGTTTGCCACACGAGTACAACAGCAATGAAAACATCTGGGCTGGAGAAATCGGCTCATACGAAGGTGCTTACTTTGTTGAGTCTGCTCGTTTGCACAACGCAACAGATGGCGCATCATCTGCACGTGTCTATCGCACAATTCTTTGCGGACAGCAAGCATTGGCAGAGGCAGTTGCAGAAGAGCCACACACAGTAATCGGACCAGTAGTTGACAAGTTAATGCGTCACCGCCCAATGGGTTGGTACGGCGTACTTGGCTTTGCACGCTACCGTGAAGAAGCACTGTACCGAATCGAATCAGGTTCATCAATCGCTTAATTGATTGACTGCAGAGCAGGAGCACAGCACGTGCTTCCTGCTTTGCTGTAAGTTCATTAAGGAGAACTAATGGCAACGTATACATTTACAACACCGATAGTCCGTGAAGGACCTGCTGGTGGGCATCGCCTGTTTAGTTTCTATAAACTAAATAAGGGTATAACTATTACCCTTACAGGTTCTACATATACTCAAAGACGTTACCTATTAGATTCTGAACTAGATGACTATGATGCTATTTATCGTGGTGGTTATGAGCACAAAGGTATATCAGAGGCAATTAGAACTGCACTTATAGCAGGTGGTGTTGGAGTTACATCAGCAAACTTTGTAGTAGAGTAGGGACAAATGAGTTTACATCAGATACAAAAACATCCTGAGTATGTTGAAGGTTGTTTTGGTTGCAAGGTAATGACACTAGAACTAAATAGTGGAGATGCAGTAAGAGATATTTCTGATAAGAAATGGACTTCCGAGTTACAGGCTTATCGGGATGCAAGAAGTCAAGGTATACAACCAGCAGGCACTAGCCGTGCTCAGGTTGAACAAGCACACAAAGCATCAGAGATTCTTAACAAGCCTTATAACTCTGAGACAATGCCTAAAACAAAAGACATAAATACCAAATCGGTAGAAGTAATGAAACACTTAGGAGCAATATAATGCCAATGGTTGGAAAAAAAGAATACGGTTACGGCGCCAAAGGTATGGCAATGGCAAAGATGGAAGCCAAGAAGACTGGCAAGAAGATGGTAATGAAGAAAGCCGCTGTCAAGAAAATGGGCAAGAAGAAGTAATGGCACAGATGAAAAAACCAGCAGTTGGCAAACGCACAAAACTTCCTGGTACTCCAGTTAAACTGGCTCCTGCTCCAAAACGTCCTAGTCGTAATGGCGCAACACCTTCTCCACTAGGCAAGGCTCCAGCAAAACCACTAAGAGGCCCTGATGCAATTAGAGAATATCAACGTCAGATTTCACCTGGTGGTATGAAGAAGTCTAAGCAAAATCAAATAGATGCAATAGATAAAAAGTATCCAGGTTTATATAAAAAGAAAAAGTAGTAAAGGTGGGGACAATGAAAGAAGATACTATAACTCTAGCCTGGTGTGATAATGGGTTAGTAGATGGTAAGTTTATGCAAGGCATAGCAGACGTACTTCTTAAATCAGGTATAAAATTTGAGGGAACTCTACGCAGTAATGGCAATCAAATTGCCAGACAACGCGAACGACTTATCCGCAGATGGTATGAAGAAAACAAATCTGACTGGCTACTATGGGTAGACTCAGATGTTGTTATCAGTCCTGATAAGTTTTTACGTTTGTGGAAAAAGAAAGATGTCATTAGTAAGCCTTTGCTTACTGGTGTTTACTTTACTTCTAGTAACCCAGAAGAACCACTGATGATGCCTAATCCTACAGTCTATAACTTTGTAGAAGAAGACGGCGTTATTGGATTAAAGTATATTCATCCGCTACCTAAAGATAAGTTTATCAAAGTAGATGCTGCTGGTATGGGTTTTGTGCTTATGCACCGCAGTGTGCCTGAACGTATTGAAGCCGCTCTTGGTCCTAAGCCATTCTTTAATGAAGTTGGTGGAGACAAGAACTTTGTAGGAGAAGATATTTATTTCTTCTCTCAATGCTCTCAAGCAGGAGTACCGCTCTGGTGTGATACTGGGGCAACAGCCCCTCATATGAAGAGGTTTTCATTTGATGAACACTATTACGATGCTATGAGCAAAGGAAGAAAATGACAGCAGCCTGGACACGCAAGGAAGGCAAGAACCCCGCTGGTGGGCTAAATGCCAAGGGCAGAGCATCCTACAAGGGTGGAACTCTCAAGGCACCCGTTAAGTCGGGCGACAACCCCCGTAGAGCCTCTTTCCTGGCACGTATGGCAGGCAATGCTGGACCAGAACGCAAGCCTAATGGTGAACCAACCCGTCTGTTACTAAGTCTACAGGCTTGGGGTGCATCATCTAA